TACCTTGTGCGGTAATTCCTAGAATTGGGTTACGCATTAAGCAATGCCGCCAATTACTGTCCAAGAGTTAGCTGCTAACTTAATTGCGCTTGCAATTTTGTATCGTGCTAATACCGGAGATCCACTAGTTGCACCAGCAGATACAACTGTTGTTGTTCCTGGTGTAGTCGCAGTAATTGTTGTTACGCCGGCACCCTTCATGTAAATGTTCAAAACTGTTCCAATGTCAAAATTAACACTTGCATCAGTTGGAATGTAAAATGTATTTGCAGAAGCATTATCCATCGTGACAAGTGTGTTAGTGCCGTCACCGATTACTGCTGTGTATGTGGTACCAGTTTGAGCGTTGATCGCCAAACTCATGTCATCTTGTGCAATCCAGGTGAAATCCATGTCTGTGTTAGATGTCTTACTTAAAACTTGACCAGTTGTTCCACCCTTTAACTCAGCCATAGATGTATCGATAGATGATCCAAGTGTGCGAATCGCAGCTGCGCCATCTTTTACAAGGCTAGTGTCGTCTGGAGTGCTCCAGTTGAAGTTGGTAGTGGTTGCCATGTTTCTCCTTTATCAGGCTACTATTGTAGCGTTAATCCATTCTAGGGTTGGGCTTAATGTGTTCCATGTCTCGGCTGCTGAGACTCCATTCCAGCGTACGGACTGGAGGCTGTAAGCAGTTGGTGAAACTGTCAAAGTTAAGTAAAGTGAGTTATAACCAGCGGTGAAAGTCCAACCCTCTACAAAGCCTTGGAATTGACCATTTGTGATGTTTGAAGGTAAATCAATAATGTTTACTGGCATACCCATAAATACTTTGATTAAGGCATCACGATCTAAATCATCAATTTCAGGATTAGAAATAGGAAAGGTTATGGACTTAAATTGAGCCTCTGGAAAAGCGCGCAAAGCAAGATAGAAACTTGCCTGAGATGCTGCGTCTGCCAGGTTTTCCAAAGATGTTGTGATCTCATAAGCCTGTTGCCCATAAATTGCAATAGATTCAGCGTTAGATGCAGTTTGCTGAGCATTAGCCTTATAAGTAATGGTCACGTTATTGCGGACATCACCTGAACGTTTTGTGGTTCTAATACCACGAGACAAAGCATGATGACCAGTTAAATCTACATAACCGTTAGCGGTTAGGTATTCACTTCTGTGAGTACTATCGGCATACCCAATTCTTCCTTCAGAATCCTCAAAAAGGTATCCGAGACCAGAGGTAGCCAAAGAAGATACAAGGCTGTAAATGTCTGTTGTACTTGCTGAACGAGCAGTCAATTCATAATCACCTGGTTGATCTATGTCACCAAGTCCAGAGTTTTCAGCATCAACCCAGGTTGTTGTTGCTGTATAGCCAGCCCAAGTTGTAGCTGCTGGAACTTCATTCCAGGTATTAAACAGCGCTTCACTAAGAATTGCATAGATTTGATCGCCATCAAAATCTTTGGATAAAACACCCTCTGTAAGGGTCTTAGGCAGTTTGGACAACGCACCCAAAGCAATTACCTTGATGCGCTCTGAAATAGCCGTAGATGAGGCTTGGGTGACTTCTACATCGATGTCTGTGACGTAACCACCAAAGACATTTACAAAGGTTCCAGTTGAATCTTTGACCTTAATGTTGATTTGGTCATTGATGTCCATGACAATAGGCGAAAGATCCAAATTGATAATCTCAACATTACAATAACCCGCATAAGGCTGAGAATAAATGTCTTGACGACCTGAAGTAATGGTCAGATTCGAAAGAGTTAAGTTTGTGTAATCACCACCGCCATTAATGGTTAATTGCCACTCTGGAGTCCATTGGCTCATACTGCTTGGAACGCTCCTACGCCACCAGTACCTCGCGCAGCTGAGTCATTGATAATCTCAACGATCTGACGAGCAACGCCTTCCTTGTCCAAGGCTCCAGTCACATTGATGTTATAAACAGGTGCCATTGAAGCAGATTCAGCAAGTCTAAAAGATCCAGCATTAAATGAGCCAACGGTAGTAGATGCGATAGAAGCACTTGCAGCAGCTGCTGCTACGGAACTTGTACCGGATGTTGTACCAGTAGACCCGCCACCTGTTGGGGCTGAAATGGTTGGCGCTGTGTAGGTCGGAGTGCTTACCTTTGGCGCTGAAACTGATGGCTGAGTAAATGAAGGCTTAGAGATAGTCGGAATGTTAGGCAAGATTGGAATGGCGTTATAAGCCTTAATGAGAGCATTGATGCCATCGATGGCACCAGACACCAAGTTACGGATTACGTTAATAACTCCGCCTACGATGTCTACAACACCAGCAGCAATTTTTGCCACAAATGAGATTGCTCCACCAAGTGCCACAGTAAATACAGGCACAATGTAATCGACAATAAATGAACCTAACGCTTGGAAAGACTCTTTATTGCGATCAATTGCATCCTTAATTGGATCAAAGAGTTTTGCAAACTTCTCAAAGCCTGGGACAATCTTGTTAAGGATAATGTCGATTAGAGATTGCAGGATAGGCAATAGACGGTATCCGATTGCTTCAACTGATTCATCAAAGGCAACCTTTAAACGATCCATGCGACCCTGATAAGTCTCCGCGTTCTTAGCAGCTGCGCCACCAAAGAGATCGCTGAGTTTACGTTGGACATCAGTAAAGGTCATTGCCTTTAATTCAGCGCTAGATAAGCCAACTCCTAACTTGCCAAGAGCTGCGGTATTGCCGTCATAAGCCTTACCCAAAGCATTGGCAACGCCTTCAAGTGGTTTGCCTGTCTGAGTTGAAATGTCAAGAGCAAGTGATAGTAATTCCTGAGCCTTGCTAGTTGAGTTTGTACTTAACGCCAAGCGCGCTAATGCAGGACGCAACTGGTCATCTGCAACGCCTGAAGCGCGAGCCATCTTATCGATCGAGTCCTCAGTTGCTGCAATCTGGGCTTTAGTAGCACCAGTCGCATTAGTCAATGCTGAGGCTAATTTAACCTGGCTTTGTTCATCGGCTAGTGCAGCCTTGACACCATCAACGCCAATTTTTAGTGCATAAGCACCGGCAGCAGCAGCTGCTGCTAAAAACGCGGCACCTGCAACCTTGCCAAACTTTTCTAACTGCGTGGCTGAGTTTTCAACATCGCCATTAGCAGCTTTTAACTTCTTATTGAGATCATCGACATCGCCAAGGATGGAGAGTTTAAGCGTTCTATCCTTACCAGCCATTATGTCCACTCCTTCAGAATCTTGCTAAATGCTTCCTCCCATTGCGCCACAATTTGCGGCTGAATCCTACGAAGTGTCGGAAAGATAAAATAACCTTCATTACCTTTTGCGCCAAGTCGTGGACTACGCATTGGAAACCTGAACTCACCAATTTTAGACGACTTGCTTATTCGAACTCCCTCAGCAATACGACGAGCAGCAATACCTGAAACTTGACGATTCGCTGCTGCAACCTTAATTTGTTGAGAAGCGTATTCAGCAAGGTTAGAACTTTCCCTTTTAGCAGCTTCTGTGGCTTCCTCGGACATCGCTTTAAAAGCCTTGGTAATACCGCGTAAATCTGTTTTGTCATAAGCGATCTTGACTTCATCTGCCATCCGATCGCTCCTTCAGTATTTCTATCGCGGTTAAAATGTCGTCTGCGTCCTCCCAGTATTGCATCGGTATCCCCGTCTCTATTGCTAGATTGACGAGGATCCGCCTTATGCTTCCTGGTTGGTGGCTTTTGGGCTATCGTCTCCGACCGTTACATCAGCAACGGTTTCAGACCAAATGTCGTAAGATTTAACAGGCTTTCCAGCGTTCTCTCGCTTGTAAGCGTTATAAGCCAGAAACATGAGATCCCAAATGCCAATCTTGTCATTAGCCTGAGAAATCGTGTTGCCAGTTGCCTTCTCCCATTTTGCCCACTCAGGAGGCTGAGCCGTATAAGTTGCTTCGTCTCCAGAGTTGTATGTAATTGTTATTGGTAGTTTCATCTATTGCTCCCGTTTGTTAGATTTTAACTGAATGTGTCTGCTGGTGTTCCAACTACTGTTAGCGCCCAAGTGTCAGTCTGTGCTCCTGGAGCACCGCCACCGATTGTTGGGAATACTGGCAAAACGTTGCAAGTAAATACTGCGCCTGTAACTGCTGTTAGTGAAACTGCAAGTGTTGTGTTTGGATTCGCATCAGCTGCGCCCCACATTGCTTCAAATAGTGATGATGTTGCACCCCAGTCAGCAAGTAACTCGATGTTAAGAGTCCATTGATCGTCTGTGTGCTTGTAAGCCTTGCCATCAAGTGTCTGATAGACATCGATGGTTGGG